GAATTGGTTCCAAGAAACCAAAACTTCCACGAACGAACCAGTAGCTGGCGCGGTATCGGGAACAACGTCGATGATTTTGACAGGAAGCGTAGCGGAGGCCACACCAGCATTTGCAACACCTTGCGTACCATCACCAGTAGTCGTGCTACCTTTTGACGTTTGGTAGATGATATCGACGTTACCGCCGACCAGCGCAGAACGAGCAGCTTGACTTGCCGAAGGAGCAGCGTCAGCAGCGGATTGAATGGCGACTTGCATCACCAGATCAGGATCGTCAGCGACACAAGCAACAGTACCATTCGGGCCATCAACTGCGTTGGAGATCGTGGCGGGGTAGTATTGCCCGAACACGCGCTGACCAGACGAATTGATGTAGCTGCAACCCATGAAAATACCAACAATTGCCGTACCAGTATTGGTAACAGTGTTGTTGTTGATGCAACCATTGGTGGACATGATCACGCAATCACCAAAGAAGATATTGGTAGCGTGACCAGACGCAATAGCCATCTGCCGAGTGGAGCCAGCAAAAACTTGCCCCCCTAGCAGATTTACGGGACGAAACCCGTAAGTGGCTGAAACAGTAGGATAAGCCATATAAAACTCCTGAAAAGTTAGGTTATTTTTTACCTGATCCGAACGAAACCGTAGATTTGCCTTCTTTAAAGAGAGGCATCCTAGGGTCATTTTGTTTCATAAGATTATTATCTACTGCCGCCATTTGGTTATCAGCCTCTTGACGATAATGTGCCGCACGAGCTTCCATAGCTTCTTTGGGCGCTTTACAAAGCAATAGACCACCAATCTCAATACTTCCGGGGAACCTTGACTCCCGATCATTCAGAGTAAAAACTTCTGGATAATCTTCGGCCTTACAAGGTTCCCACCCTTCGCGGAAACGGGCGGATACGTTGATATTGTCAGATTTACCGAGAATTCCGGTACGAACCCAACGATGAACCCATCCATCACGTTCTTTTACGGTAGGGAGAATTTGCGGCGGTGCCCAATCTTTCACACGTTCACCTTCAGTGCGAGTCTGGGAGTCACGAGTTTGACGAGGTTCAGCCATTTTGGCCTCCGTTTAAAAGTGCTACTTGTCGGGCATACTCTACGAGAGGTATGTTTAAACGCTTTGCAATGGCAACCTGCGTCTGTGTCAGCGCAACTCTTTTCGTCCCTGTGGCTGTTCTAGTCACGGGAGCAACTACGGTCGCGGCGCGTTTTTGGCGAGGGGCTTCCTCGGGGTCTCCCCATCCGTAATCGGGGAACCGTTTACGCATGGTCTTATTGATTTCATCGTAGTATTTAGCGGCATCCCGCGTGGGATGGATACCTTGAGAAATCAAATCTTCGTGTACGCCATACACCATTCCTGTCATTTGGCGATCTTTTCCGAACCAAGGGTTTTCTTTTGCCCAAGATACGGCTTTCTCGTCAGGAGGTGGCGATGTGTAAACATCATTTGCCTGTTGTACCTCATTTATTTCAGGTTGTAAAGCAGGTTCCTTTGACATGGACATCTCATGTCGCATAGTCACCCTGTTTAGCTTGTCCTGTGCCTCAAGTACGGCATCTGAATCGCCACTCTCATAAGCAGCTTTATATTGTTCTTTGGCACGTTCCAAGTCGCTTTCAGTCTTGGATTTCCAAGTCTCATGTAGCAGCGTTGCATCTACATTAGTCTTTTTAATCAATGACTTATTTTGGTCAACAACGCTTTTGGCGTATTGAATCGCCTCTGCTTGTTCCCTGATTGCTTGGTCTTTTGCCCTACGTTCTTCGTGGAAGGCGCGTTGCAGGGTATGGATGCGTTTCTTTACCCTATCCGAGTAGGAGGCAAGTTCTTGCTCATCCGGTTCGGGATTCTCGTGCATTGGCTCCTTATCACGGTCTTCTGGGGGTGTATCGTCGATAACATCGACAATAAACTCCTCTTCTCCGGTGGTTTGTGCGTCTTTTGGAGGTATTTTTAACTCTTCCATGTATTCTTCAGCCATTTTTATCTCCTTTAGGCGCGGGAATAGCCGCGTGGATCACTCACGATACCCAGAACATCATCATCATTGATCATCCGGAACTCTTGACCGTGAATCTTGAACCGAGTGCCTTTGTAGGAGCCAACAAGTACGAAATCGCCTTGTTTACACCAAGCGCCAGACGGGAATTTCTTCTCATCTGCGTAGCATTCCGATCCTACTTTCAGGACAAACCCGATAACTGATGTAATTTGCTCGTGATGCTTGGCAATGTCAGCCTTAATAAGGCCGGATTGGTAGGTTTCATCTGGTTTTGGCAAAGCCAACAGAATCCGATAGCCCGACGGGTCTGGAAGTTGTGTGGCAGACCGCTCTTCTTCTGGCATTTCTTCTGTAACTTTGTTTACTTCTTCAATCATTAGTCATCCTCCTCGTGAAATTTCGCTACTAAATCCAAAAAAATACGCTCTGCAAAGGCAAGACCGGCAACCTGTCCTGTTAAATGCTTGTACTCTTCAAAACTTTGTGCCCCACCTGTGGCAACAACATCAGCCAAGTCGTTCATCTGCAACCTAATTGCTTTTTTGAACAACTCTTCAAATGTTTGACTGATCATTGTTGTTTCCTAAGTTCAATACCGGCTTTGAATCCGGTAAGGTTTTCTTCGTGCTGGCGTTGCTTGTCTGCTGTGGCAACGGTTTGTCCTGCCCTCATACCGGCAATTTTCTCGGCTGACTCTATTTTGTCGTGTGCTAATTGATCTTTTGCCGTCATATCCAAAAGTTTTAGCTTCATCATTGCATCGTTGTTCTTGGCTTTTTCCTGAAGTTCAGCCGCCTTCAATTGCAAATCTTGCTGTTGGGCTTGAATAACAGGGTCTTGTTGTTGCGCGATAGCCGCTTCTTGAGCCGCCTTTTGGCTATGCAATTGAAGGACAAGTGGTGCTGCCTCTGCTGCCAGCCGCGATACCTGCGATTCAATATCCTCTGGGAGTTCTTCGTCTTGTTTAGGAAGTGAAACGCCCATCTGTTTCTCAATATCGATACGGTATTTAAACGCCATATGCTCCATCAAGTGGGCTTGGAGCGATTGCTGCAAGATACTTGCCATTGGGTTTTGCCCAATGATCTTCTGCAACGATGGGTCTTGGGCGGCTGACATATGCACCGCGAGGTGAGCATCATGATCTTGGTAAAGGAAGGCTTTTACCGGCTTTCCGTTCAAAATGTTCATGTTCTCTGAGACGGGGTCTTTCGCCTTAACATCATCCTTATCGGGGACAATCTTAGAAGCGTTCTTCATTCCCAATACGCGCAGTGCTTCCCTGTGAAGTTCTGGCAGGTCATAAAGTTGTGGGGCGGTTCCGGATAGTTGCAGGGCTGCTTGATACTGCGCCATGCGTTGCGCCGAACTAGAAGCATTGGGGTCGGACACCGGGATAATGTCGCAATGCTCATAGTCGGACTGCTTAACCATCCGCCCACGTTCTGTCTCATAGCTATACTCTTCAGGGGTATAGTCTTTGATGATCACTTGAAGGAGTTTAAACTCCTTCTTCATTGAGTTATGAACCCTAGCTTGGACGGCTGACATGACCTTCATCATCCGTTCAATGATTGCCAGAGTAGTCCCAACAGGTGCTTGTTGGTTCATATCTGCAACCTTCATATCCGCCGTAGAAGCCAGACTACGACCTTCGTCTACTATCTCCTTGAAAAGGAGGAACAGAGTATTAGATGGTTCCTTATAGGGTAGGGGGATGATGTTGTCCCTTATCGTCCCAGCAGGTACATCTACGTCCCTGAACTCACCCGGAGCAATAGGTGTGTCATCGCCCTTGATCCTAAGACCACGGGATTTCAACCCTCCGGGCAAGTTAGCCAATGTCCCAGCATCAACCAACTGCCGCAAGACGCTTGTAGCGCCTTTGGCATAGCCGCCTAGGATGTGGACGTAACCGAAACCGTATGGCCCGAAGCCCGGAATGAAGGTGTATTGAACGAAGTGTTCCCGCTTTGCCTTGGTCTTATCGCTTGGATTCCAGTTGCGATAGATGGAAAAGATGTTTCCGTTAGTATCTAGGGTAACCACATAAGGCAGGGCTATGCCCGTCTTTTCCCCGTCTACTTCATCTTCAAATCCCGGCAAGTCCAGTTCAAGGTGGCACTCATACAATATGTGCCTATTGTCATCAAGCGAAGCCATCCCAGACAGCTTTTGCTTCTTTTTTTCGATATCGCCTACTTCTTTTGAAGTCTCACCAAGTTCTACATCCATATAGAACCCGGCTTGGATCAGTTTCTTGACTTCATTCTCACTCTTACGCATTACCTGCGTAACGCGGGGGCTACAGGAAACATCGGTACATCCATACGGCAGGTACATATCCTCTGCCGGTACGAACATGGCGATCTGACGTTCCATAGAAGGATCGTAGTACACCTTCTTAAAGCCAGAACCACAGAAGCCCAAGTTCCACAGGAGGCGTTCATGTTCTCCCCTGTACTCAGTCATGTTCTCTGTAAGCTGCCAGTTCATGTCTTCCTTGACCCGATTGGCGGCTTCTTGTTTATCCTTACTGTCTTTGCCAATGATCTTGGTCTGAACAGGGCCGTTCGCGGGAAAAGTTTCCATGATCATCTCTGACTGGAACTTAATTACCGCCTCCGACATCAAGCTATGAAAGACACCACACGCTCCGTTCCAAGGTTGGGTACGGTCTTCCAACTTCATCCCAAGCAGTTCCATCCCATCAGTAACCGTCTTATCCCAATCCTTACGGGAGTTCTTATCAATACGGATGTCTTCCGTAATCTCTGAGGCTAGGGATTGCAATTCATTCTGCGGGATGTCTTCTGCCAGATTCTGTTTAAACTTCTCATCTGGATTGATTTCGAGAGAAATCTCTACGATGGTCAGATCAGGCTCTTCGGGCAATTCAATCTCGACCGGAGCAGCATTGTTGATCTCTTCAATACTAAGAGGCGAAAGCATAGGTTCCATTTAAACGTCCTAATAAAAAGCCCTAACCCTACGGGGTTTGGGTTCATCATATTGGTCAGAGGCAAGACGAATGAATCCGCCTTGACGATAGCGAAGCAAAGCCTGAGTCATGGAATCAACCAAGTCATCATGTTCCCCATTAGGGAAATCTGCTGTCTCTTCAATTAGTTCATGCGCCCATCTTGTAT